CGGGGTCTTGTTCTTACCTCGAAACAAAATCAACTTCTCCATCGACTGTACAAAAGATGCACCGTCTCCTGCTGCCACTACTTCTCCACCGGGGTAGTCAATCGCGATGCCTGAGTTGTTTGCGTCATTCCAAATGATTGCTTTGGTACGGGTTGCAACTACTACGAATTCTACACCCGTTGCAGGGTCGCTGAATAAAGTCGAAGCAAACACGTAATCCGTCCCTGAGTAGGTAAGGGTGACTGCACCCGCCAAGAAGTCGATACCTTTGCGTGTCTCAGCCAAGTCACCAATCAAACGCATGTTCTCGGACTTCTCAACGAAGCCACCTTCTAGACTTGTTTTCTCTTTGTAGGAATCTATCCCCCGAAATCCACGATCACCTTCCGATTGAACTTGGTCATCTAGATTGCCGTATGAACGATAACGACTCATTTTCTCTTCTTGATCTCCTGCCAAATTTTGAAGGACATGAATACGATGGTGAGCGTACCTGCGATAACTCCGATCACTTCGTGTAAAGATCCGCTGAAGGTAGCAAGCGTTCCTCCGATTCCGAAAAGTGAGTCTCTATCGATCATGTTATCTGCGTCCTCCTGGTGTAAAATAAAAGCCAATGATAAGGGGTAAAACTACGGTTGCTTCAAAGAGAGCGATATGTCCCGTTGTAACGACCAAAGGGGCTTGCTCTGCTGGAAAACTGATAAGTCCGAAAAGAAACTCTTTTTTTCCTTCCCCGGTAATGTTTGTTGTACTGATGAGCGGAATGCTTGGGTAGATTGTCGTGATGCAGGTGATGAACGAGAGTGTTGACATCCCGATAAGAGCAAGCATACGACGAGTAGCACGAGTGAAAGCTCCACCAGGTCCGCTATTAAGCGCTTGTTGAAATTGAATCGCGAATTCATTGTTTCTTGCCTCCCTCGCCATTTCCATTTCGTACTTCTGTTGGCGTGCATCCGTCATTGCTCCGAATACGCCTTTCAGAATACTCCCCATCGCGGCAGATCCTCCGCCCGTGAGGAACAAAGTCAGTAGCTCGAACATTACGGAGTCTCCTTAAATCGTAGTCTATCAACATGACCCTCCATTACCCCCAAGCGTTCCTTGATATGTTCAATGGACATATCCTGACTACTATCCGCAGGTAGACTTCCCATCTGTCCACGTGGCCAAAGGATGCGAAATTCGCTATTCAGTTCCAATTCGTGTTGCATCCGAATGTTCTCGTTTTCCAAAGCGGATATTTTATTCCATACCACGCTGTACCCCCAAACTGCTGTCCCCACCAAAGCGATGGTTTTTGCCATGAATGCCAGGTTTGCTTTGACTTGGGTATTCTCTGAAAGTCCATCCTCACTCATTTCTTACCTATCAATTCGTAGATGCGCTTCACATCGTCTCGACGATCCTCTGCGAGTTTTTCCAAGTTTCTGATTTTCTCGTAGTGGCGAGCGCAAGCGATTTCTAGTTTTGCATTCTTTGCTTTTTGAATGTCTATATCCTCCTTCATTCGCTTGAGGAAAAAACCGAGGACGGATACGGCCACCCCAAGGCCAAGAAACATGTAGGAGGATATTTCCATGATTCACGTCCCCACTAGGATCACAATGACAAGGAGTAGAATGGCATCGACTGCAAGGACTGCGTGGCATCGCTTCATCCACCTGGAGGGCCATCGGGGTCGGTCCATTCGGGGCCGGCAAGAATAGTAAGGATTTCCGAATGATCGTATTGAGTTTTGCCCTCAAGAAAGCTTGGGGTCGATCCTTCGAATTTTACGAAAGTCTGAGAACCGTCGAGTGAATATCTCAGCGTATCCGCCGAGTGTTCCATGACTTCGCTGAAGTCGATTGAAGAGACGTCCGAAGCGTCGAGTATTACGTATTTTCTCATAGTTTAAGATGGTACAGTTGATGAATAAGTTGGAGCGCCTCCTACGGTCGCATCGACGCTGCTAGCAGAACCTTGGTTTGCGACCGTTCCTATTGAGTCTGCATCGGCAGGTACGCCACCTCCTGAGTCCGTGTCGCCTGTTCCGTCTCCCATTCGATACCAAGCGACGGGACTGAGAGATTCAAGGTCGGCAGGCGTTCCACTGTTGTATATTGCGGTTACGTCGGAAGCGGACAACTCAGTGTTAAAAAAGGCTAACTCATCCACTTTGCCTCCCGAATAAGTATTGTTGCGATGCAGGGCTGACACTCTAATTTCTTCGCTTGTGTTCACAGATGCAGTATAAGTGCCGCCAGCATAATCAGCGTCATCAACCCGTGAACCGTCCAAGTACAACTTAATTCCACTTGAGGCTTTCGAGCCGTCATAAGTAACCACTGCGTGATACCATTGACCGCCCGACAAATTTGTCGTGTATTTTCGTCCTATGTAACCTCCACCTGTACCGAAGGCGAAAAAGTGAAGTTGATTAACTACTGTCCGAAAAGCCCATTCTCTATTTGTACTGTAATCTTTCGTCGCAATGTAATTCGTGTGGATACCGTCAGCGTTGAACCATGCTGAAATTGAGAAGGCGTTGTCAGTTCCTGAGCCGTCTCCCAGAGAGAAAATATCTGCATCGGGTATGGCTAAGTAGTCATCCGTCCCGTCGAAGCTTCCTGCAAGGGTGTTTGCGAATGCGCCTCCGCCCGCAGGCTGAACGAACCCGCTGAATGTTGGTAGAACCAAACTCATTAGCTCGCGGTGTCTCCTGCTAAAACGAAAACATCTGCCGCCGTAGCGACCAAGGATGCGACTCCATGTTGCCCGGCGATCTTAGTGTGCGTTTGGCGATTGTTAATGGTAGTCGATGATGCAGTAAAGCTAACCTGACCCGCGCCCTTTTGGATGACTGAACAGGTGAAGCCCGCACCGAGTCCCGAAGGGACGGTGACCGTCACGGCCGAGCCATTGTTGCACGTGATAATTTTCCCTGCGTCGGAGGCTAAGAGTGTGTAGGTCGTACCCGTTTGATCGTTCAGGGTTGCGTCAAAGCCAAGGATTGCATTCCCGTCGAAATCGAAGTTTGCTAGGTTACCCGCATCGATTGAAACCGCACCCGTCAATGAGTTGACCGAGGTGACGGGGGCTGATGCGCCTGCCAATAAATTCGCTACAGTGACTTTTTTTGTCGTGCCTTGGGCGGACCCCGTTGTGTCCGAAATATCGGTGATTGGAATGATGTCGTCATTGGCGGGTGTTCCGCCTAAAGACGTGAGTGCTGAAATCTTTTTGTTAGCCATTTATTTGTCCTTTAGTCGAAGGCGAGGATGCTCCCGTCTTCGCAGTTTAAAAATGGGCCACTCTCAGCCCGCAATGCCCCGTCGATTGGTGGGGTGCCACCACTTGTGAATGACCTTGGTACTCCTACTATGAGATCAAGTGAGATCATCTTACATCTTGTACGCTATTACTGCGCCGGAAGTTAACTGGATTGATTTTATGCGTCCGTAGATCGCGCTATTTGCTGACAGGACAGTTGCATCCTGACCCGTGCAAAGGTCAGCAATGTTGTCAACGTTGCCTGTGACGCTCGCCAAAACAGTGTCCTCAGTTGCAAGAAAGCAAAAGAAGTCTCCTGTGTGATTAGCAGTATCGTTGATGTAGGTTCCCCCATTCAGGCCGAGGCCGCGATATTCTGATGTAGATGCCATAATGTTATGCAGTTGTGGCAATGGTTGTGCCGTATGTTTCGATTAAAAGTGGTTGGCTTTGTCCCTCTTGTCTTTCAAGTTTGTCCAACTCTACTTGCAAGACGGATTCCGCTTGTTGGTAAATTGCTTGCGCCTTGTCCTGTTGGCCATCAGAGGAGAGCCAATCCCCGTATGCTCCGAGGACAACGTACTCTGCAAAGAGGTATGGGAAGTCAGTAGCGTTGCTTGCGTAGTTTGGATAAGGACTTCTGTAATAAACCCAAACAGGCGAGGTGGATGAGCGTTGCGGTAAGATTGCTTCTCCGTATTCACTCGCTCCGGTGACGTAGACGTTGCGGAATGCGATGTCGCTCGCATTGCCCAAGCCATACGGATCTTGTTCAGTCACTCGAAAGATTTCGCCAATCGTGGTTCCAAAGTCGATATAAGCTAAGAGGTTGGCAGTTGCAGTTGCTCCACTTCCACCACCTCCCGAAAAGGATACTGTGGGAACTCCCGTGAATCCAGTACCGTTGTTCGTCATCGCAACTCCGTTTACCTCACCATCGGAATTGATTGTTGCGGTTCCTGCGGCAGAGCTACCCCCACCACCACTGAATGCAACGGTAGGGGCGGAGGTATAGGATGCACCACCGCTTCCAACATCTACGCTTCTTACACGGACATCGGGGATGATTTGAGTTAACCGCGAAGCAAGGGGCCATGCGGTTCGTTCCCATGCCAAGCGTCCAAAGCGGTTAAAGCTTCTGACTGCTGCGGTGGACTCTGCGGTGAGCAAAGCATCCACGCCAACCATGTTTGTCAGGTTAGTCGTAAGTACGCTTACCGCGATTGACCTCATGCTAGTTCCAAGCCTCCTTGGAAGGTTTTCTTGTCAAATGATTTTGCTCTAAGGGACGGGTTGTCGCGCAAGAATTCCTTGACGAAGGATTTGTCACCCCAACATCCAGGTTTGAATTGTTGCCAACGAAAGTATTCGCGAGCGGGGATGGTTGCTTTCAGTTGTCCAACTCCGTCCATTACGCCACCGTGTTGGTTCTCCTTGCCGCATTCTATTTCGCGTTTTCTTGCCTCGTATTTTTCGAGGTCTACTTCGTAACGCAAATGACGCTCAAGATTTTTCATGAACGACGAACCATTACCTTGGTCTTTCTTCCACTTGGGTACAAAGATTTCGGACATAGTGTTATAGGGTTTGGGTTGTGCTTGTCGTGTCCAAGGAGGTGACTCGGATGAGCCACCCCCCGGACAGCAACAAATGTTCTTTGGAATTAAGCAAATTG